ACGAGAAGAACCCAAACCATGTCAAGGCAGTTCAGTGGTTAGAAGATAACCTACCTGTAACATTCCTAGAAGACAACGTAGAATGGGCGGAGACTTATAGAGGAAAAAAGACTAGTGCTGCACCAGCACCCGCTGCTGCAGCTCCTGTAACAGGCGGCGGCGAAGTTCCTTTGATAGGTATCAAACTCATCAAGGAGTTTGAGGGATGCCATCTTAAAGCATACCCCGACCCTCTCACAGGTAATCTTCCAATCACTATTGGTTGGGGGTCTACTCGAAAGGCAGACGGGTCTCCATTCAAACTAGGTGACCAAATTACACAACAAGAAGCTGATAATTTATTAATTAGTCAATGTAAGAATCAGTTTATCCCAGCACTTCAAAAAATTCCATATTGGGGTGAGATGTCTGATGGTAAGCGAGGTGCTTTGCTTAGCTTTGCTTATAATCTTGGCGCTGGTTTTTACGGGGGCTCTAACTTCAATACTATTACTCAACGTCTAAAAAATAAAGAGTGGGATAGGGTGCCTGATGCATTATTCCTCTATCGCAATCCTGGTTCTAATGTAGAGGCAGGTCTTGCTCGTAGAAGAAAGGCAGAGGGTGAAGCCTGGAAGAGGGGTTGACATCCACCTAAATAGACAGTATCATGAAAAGACCCACTCAAAAGGTGGGTTTCTCATTATGAGATTTTGACGTGACAATCAGAGCCGAGGAAGGTGCCCGCTGAGAGGTTGGGTGGACCCCCCTTCTATTCGGATGTAGAGTTCTATTAAACTAAATGCAACAATTCCTTACAGTAACCCTGCCTCTTGTGGCAACGGTTACAACCAATATGGCAACGATGCCTGTATTTCCTCCTTTGACGACACCTCCAGTGCCGTTTTCTATTATTAAGGAGTTTGAGACACCGACAGCGCCCAAAGAGGTTGCTCCCGAAAAACCAAAAGAGAAAAGGTTAATTTGTAAAGGGTGTAATGACAATGAAAATGCTACCCTGGCATACTTCCAGGACCGTGGTATAAAAGACAGAAACGCCCTTGCTACCATCATGGGCAATATTAAACAAGAGTCTACTTTTGTTCCTAATATTTGTGAGGGTGGTAGTAGGACCAGTTACGGTGGTTGCTACGGCGGCTACGGACTGATCCAATGGACATCTGCCAGTCGATATTATGGATTGGGTGATTTTGCTAAAAAGTTTGGTGGTTCACCATCAACACTTGACACGCAACTTCGTTATCTAACAAATGAAGTCCAGTGGCAAGACATCGAGGAGAAGATGAAAACTCCTGGTAAGTCGATTAATCGCTACATGGACCATGCGTATGATTGGATTGGTTGGGGCATTCATGGTGCTCGCACACATTATGCACATGAGTATGCTTCCAAACTGATTACGGTAGAGGTATAAGTTTAGGGGGACTTCGGTCCCCCTTCTAAATACCAATGAAGCATTCGTGCGACATTGTGTATAGATTAGAATGTAGAATTAAAGATACTTGGATTCCTTTAAAGAATTATTCAAACCTGTCTAAATTAAAAGCAGAGTTTTTAATATCTCTTTGTGAGATGAGAGATAGAGAAAAAGCAAAATCCATTAGGGTGGTTGAAGATGATAGATGAATGGCGTTATGATGATGGTAAAATGCATGAGAGGCAGATATGTCTTATATGTCTTGTGCATCACGGTGAAGAGATTACTAAAGAAGTTTATGAATTTTGTCACTACTTCACTAGCAAAGACCTGTTTAAAGATAAACTTCCTGATACCAAAGAAAAATTACAAAAAAAACTTACTGAAGCATCTGCTGGTGGAGACATCTTTAAGTATGTGACTCCATTAGTATTAGATGAATATAAAAAATGGAAGGAATTACCAAAATGAAAATTGTTATTGTTGGCGGCGGATCTTCTGGTTGGATGACTGCAGCTGCCTTTTGCAAAACATTTCCAAACTGGGATGTTACTATCATCACTGGTGGTGAATCTATTGGGGTAGGAGAATCTACAACTCCACATCTAAATCAGTATCTAAAATACATGGAGATTACTGATGATGTTTTTCTTCCTGCTGCTAGAGCAACGTATAAATCATCATCTAGATTTGAGGGGTTTGTATCTAAGGATAAAGTGTTTCATTATCCAAATGGACAATCTGTTTGTAATGACATCCAATATCATCAGTGGATGTTGGCTAAAGCATTTTATCCAGATATCTGCCCACCATTTGCCGATATGTTTATGCCCTTTGTAACCATTGCAGAGGAGGGTAAACTTCCACTCGACCATGAAATGATTGCTCCATATAAACTTGCTAAAGATCGCTCATTTCATATCGACGCATCTGCCTTCGCAGAATTTCTTCGCACCACTTTTTGTAACAAGGCCACACATATTGAGGATGTAGTCAAACGTGTTATAAGAAATGGCAAGCACATTACTAAATTAGTAATGACAAATACTAATGACGTGTTTGGTGACTTGTTTATTGATTGCACAGGACAAGCAAGTGTTTTGATTGATTCACTTTGGATTCCATTTAATACTATCTTGAATGATACTGCTCTTGTAGTGAAGCAACCTTATACTGATAAGCAGTCTCAGATGGTCCCATACACAAATGCAAAGGCAATGTCTTCTGGGTGGCAATGGACTATTCCTACGTGGGATTTTATTAGCAGGGGATATGTTTTTGCATCTAAGCATCAAAAATTAGAAGATGCTAAGCGGGAGTTTGGATATGAAAATCCAAAGGTAATTAAGTTTAGAAATGGTAGGCATGAAAATGCCTGGGTTGGTAATACAGTTGCTATTGGATTGTCGTATGGATTCATTGAACCTCTAGAATCTACATCATTATTCAATACTCATCATGGTATTCTTGCTTTGATGGACATCCTTAGGGAAAGCGCATTGCCTGGTCAATTTGCTAGGGATAGATACAATTATAATCTTGCTGAGCATATGGATGGTTGGCGAGAATTTGTAGAGGCACATTACTACTATTCCTCTAGAAGAGACACTCCATATTGGAGAGAAGTTACAGATGTGATTGAATACCCAGAAGTTGGTATGCATGACGCGGTGCGTCATATTATGACCTCTGGAGAGCCTATTCCAACTGGGCATATGCCAATCGCATATATTCTTGCTGGGTCTGGATTTACAAATATCAATACACGACACTATCAATACTTTGGATATTCAAATTTGGTTAGTAAAACTGAAGTAGAATCATGGGCAAAAACCTATCAGAATAGAAAGAAACTTGCTGAGACCATGCCGACCATGTACGATTATCTAACTGGCATATTCAACTATGCAGAGGGTTGACGGGTGTGGAAAACCGTGCTATTATAAATAAATGTTAAGAGATGTATTGATTCTCTGACATACACCCGCTAACCGAGACCTATGGGTGTCTAACAACGTCTCTCATATCCCCCTTGAGGGTGGGGGGAGCATAGTAAGCACCACCATTTCCCTGATGGTCCTACTAAGACAAAAGACGAAAACTATGACTGCTACAATTGCTCAAAGACGAACTTCTAATCCCTGGCAGGAATTCTGTCAGTGGGTTACTTCAACCGATAACCGCCTCTACGTGGGTTGGTTCGGTACACTGATGATTCCGACGTTGCTTGCCGCAACTATTTGCTTCATCGTCGCCTTCATCGCTGCTCCCCCTGTGGACATCGATGGAATCCGTGAACCAGTAGCTGGTTCGCTCATGTATGGAAACAATATCATCTCTGGTGCTGTTGTCCCATCATCCAATGCTATTGGACTTCACTTCTATCCCATCTGGGAAGCAGCCTCTCTGGATGAGTGGTTGTACAATGGTGGACCCTTTCAACTGATTATCTTCCACTTCCTCATTGGCATCTTCTGCTACATGGGTCGTGAGTGGGAATTGTCCTATCGCCTGGGGATGCGTCCCTGGATTATGGTTGCATACTCTGCACCTGTTGCTGCTGCTACTGCAGTATTCCTTGTCTATCCTTTTGGTCAAGGTTCTTTCAGTGATGCTATGCCTTTGGGAATCTCTGGCACGTTTAACTACATGCTTGTTTTCCAAGCGGAGCACAACATCCTGATGCACCCCTTCCATATGCTTGGAGTTGCTGGTGTGTTTGGTGGTTCTCTATTCAGTGCTATGCACGGTTCGCTCGTGACCTCTTCACTGGTCCGTGAGACTACCGAGTATGAGTCCCAGAACTATGGTTACAAGTTTGGTCAAGAGGAAGAGACCTACAACATCGTTGCTGCCCACGGGTACTTCGGTCGTCTCATCTTCCAATACGCATCGTTTAACAACTCACGCTCACTGCACTTCTTCCTTGCTGCATGGCCTGTGGTTGGCATTTGGTTTACTGCCCTCGGTGTTAGCACCATGGCATTCAACCTCAACGGTTTCAACTTCAACCAGTCAATCGTATCGAGTGAAGGTAAAGTCATCCCTACCTGGGCAGACATCCTCAACCGTGCAGGACTTGGTATGGAAGTGATGCACGAGCGTAATGCTCACAACTTCCCTCTGGACCTTGCTTCCAGCAATGCAACTCCTGTTGCTCTGACTGCACCTGCAATCGGTTGATACTCGTATTCTCGATAAATATCATTTATCGTGATTACAACTAACTGGGGGTCTTCGGACCTCCCTTTTTTTCCTTTTGAATGTAAAGTTTTGTTATGGACCACACAATCGTTGAAATTCTTGTCGGTTATGTTGTTGCAGGAGCACTGATTCTCGGAGCACCCGCAATCTTCTTTCTGATTGTATTCATGCCGTCTTTGATGAATACCAAAGGCGCTGTCGTCGGATACAAACTTCACCGTGACTATGGTGATACTTCCATCTACTCTAAGGTAAAGTAATGTTTACTAGTTTATTCGCAGTATTATTTGCTGTGCTACAATTTGTCCAAGTGCCACAATGGGATAATGATTGGAAAAAATGTTCGGTTGCCGTACCTGACACTGCTTGTCATTGGTACGTCGTCAATCCTGATAATACATTCGGCAAGGGATTTTCTTGGATTACCGCGCCCGTCTACGACGTTGCAGCAGTGTATGACATTGGAAAAACCCATGACCTCACCGTCGCAAAGGGATACCAGACTACGGTAGAATTAATGAATGCCGAATCTGGTCTTAAATATGGAGATGATTACTGATGATTGGCAATCTTGAGCCAGAAGAAAGGGTGTTATCAGACATACCTACTTCCACTAATACCAGTGACATGCTGGGACAATTTGCTTCAGTTCTTACTGAATTGATTACGTCAGGTGACTGGGACCACAACACTGAACTTGAGGTCAAGCTTGCTGGCACTCTAAAGAATGACAAGTTTATTGTCATCAAACCTATTAAAAAAGTAGTCTCGTCGTTACCAAACCCTGATATTAAACAACATCATCCTTACAATAATTGACATGCTATACAAAGTGTGATAATGTTAAGAGGTCTTAAGACCTCTTTTTTATGTCTTTAGTTAAGTTAAAACGCATTGATGACTTTGGTCCTACTTGGTATATCCAGATTTTAAATACGACTCGTCATGTGCCAAGACCATTTAAAAACCTAACACTCTTTCAAGCATCAGTGTCTTGGAATGATTTTCCATCTTATCCATATGCAAGTATTAAATTAGGTGGTGGATGTATATTTTCATTTACATTTTGGATATATAAGTTTGGACTAGATATTGATGTGCTTTCTCGTAGTTGGAGATTCGATACATGAAAAGAGTTTGCGTTTGTTGCAGGAAAGAATTCCCCTTAAATGATAAACACTTTCAAGTGATACCACAATTTAAAAGTGGATATTCGTTTTGCTGTTTGACTTGCGATAAAGAATCAAAAAAAATAAAGACCAACAGTAAAAAAGAAGAGAAGTTTCTGAAAGAGAAACTAGAAGTTAAATTGCAACATCGTGACCTAGTTGAGTTAGTCCAGATTTTAGGATACTATAAAGGTATGTTGGAATCTACAGAAAATCAACAAACACCAATGCCTGTGATTGATAGAATTCTAGATAGAGTACACCACGAAATAGAAAAACACAAATGAACTGGTTTGAGTATTACTTCGGGCACTGCTGGATGACAGGGTGGCAGAGCATTAGAGGATCATTTCGCATTTGGTCTGATCTAATGACAGGCAACTATAAGGATTATGCACTGATGTGGTATGATGACCCTTATGAAGAATGTGTAGATTGGTTCTGGGGTTCTTTAGGTGATGATGATACTTTACCTAAAGAGTTTCTTGAATATCTACAGCAACTGGTAGAAGATATTGATAGTGGTAAAGAGAAATTGATTCCTGTAGATGAAAGTTTCTTTGATGGGATAGAAGACACTCTAAAAGACTGGGAGGAGGACGCTGTAAAGTATTATGAACAACCGAAAACCGTGGAGGAAAATTAATGCAAGCAGTTCTTTATACAGATGGTAATCAAGAATGTGAGCGCATCCGTATGCTTCTTAAAAGTTTGGGTGGAGAATATCTAGAATATCAACTTGGTGTTGATTTTAGTGATAGGCAATTCAGAGCAGAATTTGGGCAGGATGCTGAGTATCCTCAGATTTCAATCAATCATGAATACATTGGAAGTCTTAAGGAAACATTGCAATATTTTAAGGAAAGAGATTTGATTTGAGGACACTTGAAAAACTGGCACACTCACCCCCAACGAGGGTGATACCACCCCTATAATGAGTATACTCGAAACAAACCTATGACTTACAAAGCAACTCTCAAGGTTAAGTTTGATACTGAATGGACTTCCACCCATTACAGTAGTGGTTTTTATGATATGATGCTCCCCGAAGAGCATTACACTTTTGAGGTTCCTGCCGAAGACCTTAACACTCATCAACTATTTCGTTTCTTCGCAACTGTTGCCCGTGCAATGGGTCACGATGACATCAACATTATGAAAGGTGCTTGTGGTGTCGCATTTGGTGAAGACCGCAGCGAAGAGGATATGCGTAAGGTTGCTGATGAGTTCGAATTGACTTTGGGTGAAGACCTGAGGAAGAAGTTTGAAGATATGCAGCAGGCAGAAGAAGAGTGGGCACGACTGGAAAAAGGTCCAATGGGAACCTTATTGAGTGATAACGAACTTAAAAACATTGAGTACACTAAAGAAATTGAAACCCTTAATCTGGAGGAAGGACAATGCGAAGAGTGACTGTAAAACCTAAATCTAGCAAGGCAAAGAACCGTCTTGCTAACTCCATGGATGGTAATCCTATCTGTGTTGTTGAGCAGGACAAAGGAGATGGTATGCTGTTTCTTGCTAGTGAGAACCAGAAATACTTCTTCTGGGTCAATGTAAGTGAAGATTGCCACTGGGAAACTGAATGGGAGGTGCTATGACTAAAGCAGAAAAGGTAATGCTAGCATTCTGGGACTCTCATCAACAAGAGAGATCATACTGGCATCGTGATGGTGTTGCTGCTGCCTTGCGTGAGGTAGTCAATCAAGTTCTCCCATACAGTCCAAATGACACATTCACTGCCTGGAAACAGGAAGTGCTAAAAATCGCTGATGAAGTGGAGGCACAATGAATGACGACATGCCTTGGGTCGATCTGACTCAAGAAGAAATCAATCAACTTCGTAAACAAAAACAACACCTCACAGAATATGGACAACAGAAACTACGAGAACGCATTACTGTTAACATGGATGGTGGTGTCGGTGGAGCATGGAAGGTACACAAAATGAGTCGATTTGAAAAGAATCCAGACGAAATTGTGCTGGAAGATGTTAAGATGTTTCACTATGAAACAATGGAAGAAGGTCGTCACGTATGGATTGGCATCTATCAAAA